TAAATTTTACTACCAGCAGAGACGGCTAATTTAATTGCCGAAAACCACATATTAGTACCAAGTAGCTATTTTTTTCTTTTCAGATAACATTCTTTTAGTTCCTCTAACTTTTTCTTTGTCTCCTGTAGGAAGATAGTTGAAAGAACCATCAGCAGTAGTTTTAGATCTAGGATCTATCTCTACATTTTGCTTTGGAATGCTAACATCTTTTGATTTTTTATAGTTTATCATATTTTTTACCTTTATTAATTTATATTAGTATTATTTTTTTTTGCAAGACTTACTCCAGCTCTTAATTCAGCTAAATCTTGGTTTTGTTCTAGCTTATCATCAAAAATATCTCTTGCTTGAACTAATTTAGCTCTATCAAGATCAGCTTTTGCTTCATCAGCTTCTTTTTTACGTTCATTTTCCATTGCTCTTAGGTCAACTTCTCTAGATTTTAGTTTTAGAAGTGGGTCAGAGTCAAATTGAGACGTAATTTCTTTTTCTTCTTTAGCAAAATCACCTGTTAACTCTGCAATTAGAACTGCTTTTCTTGCTTCTATCTGTTCTGATAGCTGTTGAAGCTGTTGTTTAGCTTGTGGGTCTTGTTGAGCTTGTACTTGAAGCATTTGCATTTGTTGTAATGGCTCTGCAAACTCTAATTCTACCTGCTCTTGTGCCATTAAACTAATATGTTCAAGAATATTTTTTTGAATTGATGCCATAATCTGTGGATTATTTCTAACCATGTTAGTTGACATAAAAGTTAAGTGAGATGTTATGTGAGCAGTGTGGTCTTGACCACGAAAAGCTTGAAAAGGTTTTCCACCTAACGCATTTATGTGTTCTAGACTTGGATCTATTGGTTGAACTGGTGCAGGGGGAGGTAATATTTGATCAATATTTTTAATACCTAATGCTTCATACATTTTTCTATAAGCTGCATATAAATTATGCAATTGCGGTTGTGATGTTGCAAGTTGTAACTCTGTTTGAGCCATAGAAATTCTTTGAGCCATAGAAAATATATTGGGATCTGCAACAGGTAAAATATCTACTCTATCATCAAAATCCATTTGTTTAATTTCTCTTCTACCACCTACTACATCAAAAGGATAAACAGGAGGTAAGTATGTTTTAAATACTTTAGACAACAATCTAAATTCTTGTTTCATACCCGAGTATAATCTTTTGTGAATAGCAGACATAACACGTGAACCACGTTCAAGAAGTGCAACTGTTGTTCCAACTGCAGCGCCTTGGTTACCATCACCTACTTGCATATCAGCAATAGCTGCAAATCTTTGACCAGCTTGTACAACAATTCCCATTAATTGTAATAATGTTCCTGATGGTTCTTTATAAGGAAGAGTCATAAAGGCATCTCTTAAATTACCGCCTGGTGCATCTACATCTCTAAACTCACCTGGTTGTAATGGTGCTGCTTCATCTCTAACTCTTATTCCACGTTGTTTAAATCCAGCTGGCAGATTAGACAACGTTCCCGCATCTAATAACTGTCTCAAAGCTGCGGTTGCTGTTCTAGACAGTCCACCAATCATGTGAATTAAACCGAAACCATAAAAGCCTAAACCTGGTAAAAATTTAAAATGTACAAAGTATTGTATTTTATTTTTCTTTGCATCTGTAGGTTCAAAATTTCTTCTAATAGATAGAACTTGTCTAGATGATTCATCAATAGTTACAATGTAAGGTAATTTAATTCCTGTATCATTTAACTCATCATCTTTATCTTCAAAACCTTCTAAATCTAAATTAACATGACACTCTAACAAAGTATAAATATTTTCTTGTTTGCCTGTTTTTTTAGTTCCTTCTAATTCTCTCTCTTTATTTTCTATTTCATCTTTTGAAATACTTTGTGGTTTTTGTAATTCAATGTCACTATAAAAACCAGCTACTTGTTGCTTACGTAAATCATTTTCTGATATTTTAATTGTTTGAATAATCGCTTCCGCATCCTCTAATGAGGTAGCAGAATACGGAACGACTAAATCATCTGCTGGAACAAACTTTGAAACAGCTCGTCCTAGTAAATCGTCATAATAAACTTTTTTAAATGTAGAACCTGCAAGTGGTAAATGAAATAACATTTGATCAAACTCTGGTTCATACTCATTCATTTTTTCCATTAACTCATAGTTCATGTAATCTTTAACACGTTGTGCTTGAGCTTCTTTGTTTTGATCTGGGTTACCTACTACTTGAGTTCTAACAGGACCTTCGGCAGGTAGTAATTCTTTATAAGCTCCGGCTTGAAATTGTGTAACAGCTTCAGCAAGCACTGGGTGAGTTGCACCACTAGCTCCTTGAAAAGGTTCTGATCTGTTTTCATATTTAAAACCAAGTAGTTCTAAACCTGTTGTGTAAGATTGTTCCCAATCTTTTCTTGAAGATTTATAATCCATATAGTTTTCAACTAACTCACTTCCTATTGGATCTAAAATATCATCTGGTAATAATTCAGCTAAGTTATCAAAATGTCCTTGTTGACCTTCTATGTTTACTTTGCTTGGATCAAAATTAATTTCTACACTACCATCTTCTTGAGGGTTAACCTCAACAGGTTCTTCGGAAGCTTCTACTTCCTTCTGTTCTGCAATTTCTATTTCTTCTTCGGGATCAACCGTTATTGATGTCTTTACGTTTGGTAAAGACTTGTCTATGTCTGCCATTTATTTTCTCCTGTGTATTTGACACTTTAACTTGTTTTAAAGGAACATTCAACCCCTGTGGATTAGGCCCTCTTTTAGGTGGTATTGTTGTAGTTAATTTTTTCATTTTTTAAGCGTTAAAGAATCAGGATCACCTACTTCTTCTAAAATTTCTTCTATACTATCTAAACCATCTTCAGAATCTTTTAATTTACCGTCACTATCTGGTCTTACTGTATACTCATCATATTCAGGAGGAGGAGTGCTTTTTGTTGTTTCATCAGCCATACCTGGTTTATAAACTATATATTCTTCAGATAATATACCCTCTTGATCATAAAAAGATCCTTCATTTCTTTTTAAAATTGTAATTTCTCCTGTTGCAGCATCTTCAGTCATTTCATAATCTTTATATGATTTAACAATTTGTCTGTCTTGTGTTGCAGCTTTTTCGGTTATGTCGTCTCCCATAAATCTAATTTTTTCTACAAGTTTAAAAAAGTATGGAGGAGGGTAAGTTCCACCTACCGTGTCTTTTGCAACTTTTTCTGCAACTTTAGTTGTTGTTGCAAGCTCATCTCCAAAGCCTAACATCTTAGCAATAACAATTGCACCTCCTGCACCTGTTGCTTTTAAAAAGTCTCTTCGTGTTAAATTCTGTGTTTCTAACAGTTCATCAATTTCTTTGTTCATAACTTCTTTTGTAGTATCATTAACCGGTAGCTTTCTATTCTTAGCATATGCTTTTAATAATTTTAGACCAGGAAATATAGGTGCTGTAAGTTCTGCACCAAGAGTTACTTGGTCTGCTAATACTTTAGGACCAATAGTTGATCTTCTATCTTTTTGTTTTTGTTCTTCTGATTCAATTAAACTTTTTAAACCTGTTTTTTCTGTAATAACTTTTGTACCTTCTGTTCCAACTAAGTTATCTAAAAACTCAGTGAAGATTCCTGTACCTTTAATATTCGATGGCATTACATCTGTGTAGTCTTGAACATAACCTTGACCCGTGCCACCTGTAACTTTGAACGCAGGTTTTCTTATAAGATCCGCGGTCAACTGACCAAGTGCAGGTAATACTCTTGCACCAAACTCACCAATTCTAATACCAGTCTCTGCTAATCTATCTCCGTAGTATGCGTAGTTTCTTGGATCAATCATGTCATTTACTAACGCAACAGGGTTCATGGTTTCTCTGTAGCTATCTGCTTTTGGTAATTCAGCATCAGGGTTCAATAAAAAATATTCTAGTTCTTTTGCAAAGTTATCATCAGCACCAACTGCACCGCCGCCGTTGAAATCTACTCTTGGCATTGGAGTAATTTCTACGCCACCACCTGTTTTATATCCTGCACGGCCACCTTCTGCTGCTTGAAAAGGATCTATATCAGGTTGATCACCTGCTTTCATATTTGAAAGTTTTTCTATTAACTGAGGTGCAAAAGGTTTATCTGAATCAGTGTTGGTTAAGTCACCTAAAAAATTTTCTATTTTTTCTCTACGTTCTCCAGCTTTTTTAAAAGTTGCTTCTGGATCTTGCATATCTTGTAAAATAGCTAAAGGTATATTAACGGCTTTTCCTAAAGCTGGATCTTTAATTAAATAAGATCCTGCACTAGCTGCAGACTCTAATAAAGGCATACCAGAACCCATACTTATAATAAAATCTGCTGGAGTTAAAGCTATCGCACCACCAGGAATTCTACTAGTAAACATTCTAGATGTGTCTAATTTATTTTTTAAAGATTTAAAAAGATTTTTTATAGGCGAACCTTCTTTAGCACCGGCACCTTTTTCACCGGCATCTCTAGCGACACTTGCCTCTTCAATTACTGCTCTAAAATCTCTTAATTCTTCTTTGTTAAGTTTTGCAATGTCTTTGTTTAATATTGTTTTATCTATGTTAGCAAGTGTCCATTTTTTATAATCTCCACCTATAGTTCCAACTTGACGTACATTTAATAATCTTCCTACATCATCAGTAATAAAATCAATTTTTTTCCAGTTTAAAAGTCCTTCGTGTTTAGGATATTTTTTGTAATGATTTTTAATTACCTCTTCAGCTTTTTTATTTATATTATCTAATTTTTTATCTAAATCTTTTATATTTACTGTTTGATCAATTTTAACTTTATCTAAAAGTTTTCTTCTTTCTAAAATTAATTTTTTCATTTGTTTATTTGCATAAGCTATCTGACCATTTATTGATTTTGGAATTATAGTAAACTCCCCGGGTTTAGCACCTATCTGATCTCCCAAAGGAAACATGTGGTGAGCCGGGTTATCAACGGTACCACTAATTCTTTTACCACCTTGTGATATTTTTTCTTCTCTATCTCTTTCAAGTTTTTTAGCTTCTTTTTGTTCTGATGTTAATTCTTGAAAATCTAAATTTAATGATTTCTTGTAATCACTAATAATTGTTCTAGTAGAATCAGATCCATATCCTGCAGGTTTTAAAAATTTTTCATATACTTGTGTATCAGTCAACACGCCTGCTTTCTCAGCTGCATCTGATGTTCTAGGAAAAGAATATCTTTTAATTAATTCAGCTTCAAATAAATCTTGTATATTTTTATCAGCAAAAATAATTTTACCTTTAAATGTTTCTGCTGGTTTACCATCTTTTATAAGTTTATTTCTTACAGTTTCTTCTGTTACTTCACCTGTTGTTTCAAAAATAGTTTTATCTCTGTTAACTCTACCTAGTTTTCTAGCTTCTGTTTCGGTAGGCATACGCTTGTTTTGTATTATAAAATCTTCAAATTTTACAAGACGTTTTTTAAAATTTTTAAAAGCTCCTTTAGAGTCTTCTTTTGCGTATTGATCAAATAATTCATTGGAATCTAAACCAAATTTTTCTTTTGTAATTTTATCTAAAACATTTTTTCCAAACTTATTAACAAAAAAATCAATAGACTCTGTTGTTGTATTAATTCTTTTTTGTACAGGTTCATCAAAATTTTTTAATGGATTATCTGCAAAGTTCTGTCTCATCATCCCACCATTTGCTGCAGGGTTTCTGTCTTCAAAGTCTTTGTATGGGTTTTCTTTAGGAGGTAACTCTGATGCAGGGAACACGGTTCCTGGACCGAACTGCTCGTCGATCTGTCTAATGATTTCTTCTGACGTATCGTTTAACGCAAGCTTGTTACCAAGACTTGTATCTTCATCATCTACAAATGTGTTTCGTATTGGATCAAATATGTAAGCCACTATATTTTATGCTCCTTAATTAAACTCGCTAAACCACCTTGATTAAAATCAACACGTCCACCGTCTGCCATGTTAACTTTTCCTGTTTCAGGAACTAAATTTTGATACTGTTTATATGTTTCACTTTTTGGATTAAAAAAATCATCTATACCAATACTATTTAATCTTGTTTCTTCTTTTGCTTTATTCATTGCATCTTCAAAATTTATATCTTTATTAGTTAAAGCTCTAGCTCCTTCTGTTGCATATTGATAACCTCTAGCTAAAAATTTTGCAAGATTGGGATTTGTA